GCGTTATGCCCATCCCTTAATGTCCTGCTGGGCTACTCCAGTGTTACCGATTTCATCTTTTCACGATAAAATTCTGGACCGCCTTCCAACTTGCCTGCCCCGTTTTGCACTACGCCCCATTGGAACGTGTGTGTACCAGACGTGTGATTTCGTGTCTGAGCCCGAAGCATGGTATCGTACTCGGCCCATTCCGCAGAAGCCTTCATTTGGGTTTCAGTTCTGCCGTTCAATAAAGGCCGCTTCCAAGTCTTGCCGCAACGCAGGCAGCGAATCCAAATGTCGCCGTTACCCATAACGTGCCGCAGAATGGCAAACTGCATGTCGTCGCCCTGTCCGCCGATGACGCCGTTTGCGCCATCGCCGCCTTTGCGGTGATTACAAATCGTCTGCTTCGAGATGCGGTTGACCGCGTCTTGTTTCAGGTTCTGGCCATGACCACGGAACACGTCGCCTTGGCTCTTACGCTTCAGCTTGCGCTCTGCAAGACGCTCTCTCAGGTCTTCCAGATTGGCTTCGCGTTCAAGCAATTCGAGACGCTTTAGTTCCAATTCCTTTGCGGCCAATTCAGCGTTCACTTCGCTGACGGTCATGTCTTTGATGGCCTTTTGTGCCTCAGCTTTTGGTGCGACGGGCATCTGGTCTTTGATGACCTTAGCAACAACCTTCTGCACCTCGTTGATATCGTCGTTCTGTCCTTCAGTGTTAATCATAAGTCTCCTCCTAGACTCTTCGTCCCATATTCAAAGGGACCAATACTTTTTCGCGGTATTCGTCTGCCGACATACGCGAGATTTCTTCTTGTGTGTACGACACCGCGCCTGCCAATTCGGCACTCGCGTTATTTAAAATTCTGCGCAGCGTGGTGAACAACTCAGAAACTTGCGTAATAGCAGAAAACTTAACCCTAGTTTCCGTTTCCAGCCGATCCATACGTTGCTCTAACACCTGTTTAGCTACGTGCAAATGAGCTAATTCTTCCTGAGTCCGTTGCAACGCGGATAATTTCTTTGTGGTCTTTTTGTTCTCCATAAAAGGTCTCCTCAGCCCTTTCTGAATTGCTGCATAATTTGATGATACTTTTTGGCTGCTGGCCCAACCGCTTCTCCAAACACCTTATTGACGGTATCTTCATCAACCATGCGCTTAATTAACAACTGAAGCAGCACTGTACGCCAGCCCCGATAAGCCTCCTGCAACACAACTCCGTGCTCGTCAAAGTTGCAAATGCTGAACTCGGGCATATACCCAAACTGGACCCAACAGGCGACTTCCATACCACGGATGCCCTGCGTGCTGTCTACCAGAAGAGTAATGCGCTTAGGTTGCGGATGAGACCGATATCGAGCGTTCAGGCCGCACTCCTCGGTCAGCTTTTTTATTAGCTCCGACGAATGCATTATTCTGCCGATGCGTGCTTTCTCGTCTTCGTACTCGTCAGGGCTCAACCATTGGTAGTCGTGCGCAAGTGCATCATTCTCTTCTTTAATTCGGCAAAGTTCTTCTTGCGTCTGCGAGTCGGTGTGCCCGTGTGGGTCATGCGAAGCGAACTCCGCGATGGCCGCTTCTAACTCAGGGTCGAGCCTTTCCGTCAACTGCTCGTTGTAAGTTTCCCACGGAGCCTTTTCGCTCTTGCGGGTCCCCTGCATCGCCTGAATTTGTTCGTCTGTCAAATCTGGCATCGGCAGGAGGTCAACTTTTTTGTTAAACTCTGCTTGTTCTTCGGCGCGCTGCGCCAATAATTCTTTACTCGATGGCATTTGGCTCCTCTCCTTGAGCAGGCTCTCAGGAAAGGAGCCCTACGCCACATTCGGGAATCGTACTTGCAAGGTTCATGACTCCCTTGTAGTTGCGACCGACGCCGTACCCTTGGCCTTCGTGTACGTGTCCTTGTGTCCAACCTTAAATCAGCGTTTCGTATGATGGCTAAGACGCAGATTCCGCAGCGGACGTGCTGCCCAAACCTTCTTGTTCCTCGACTGCTATATCCATGATGTGCTGGCCCATTTCCTCGACTTGTTCGACCAGCGCTGTCACATCCTTGCGAATCTTACGATTCGTCGTCCGCGTTGCACGCGAAACATTTCGCAAACGTTTGTTTTCCTCTTTGAGAAAATCAATCTCGCCGCGTAACTCCTCGATAGACTCTTCAAGGGCTTTTACAACTAAAGTATTGTTGCCTTCAGCGATGACGCGCTGAGACACTTCGTAGTCGTCTCCAAACATACGGGCTCTCCTCCCAGAGAATAAAGCGACACGTGCTCGAACACGTGCCGCCAAATGATTGCGCAACGGTTACGGAATTACCGTGACCAGAATCTGCGCGTACACCATGTCGTTCTGAAGCGGCAAGGAGCCACCAATCAGACCTTCGCCGTTACCAGCAAATGGGTACTCGAATTCACAAACTGCTTGCCCCGGATTCAGGGGGGAAATAACTGCCGAAGCGACCGACCCAGAGTAGGTAACAGACCCTACACTGGCAACTGCGCCCACGGTAGCATTGGGAACCGGATACGACTCCTGCGTTCCACTGCCTGCCGCTGTCGGCAAAAAGTTGAACGAGACCGCCGTCACAGACCCTGCGATAGACTGGAACGTGCCAGCCAAATCATACAAAGATGCAGTGACAGCTACGGTTCCATACACACCAGTGGTGGCGTTGCTGTTCGCGACGGACAGGGTGACCTTGTAGGTGTTGTTTCCGCCTACGAGGGCTCCCGAAGACTGCTCTGGATTAGCATTGGAAACCTGCTTACCAGACAGCTTCACAAAGAGCGCTTTTCCAACACCGTTTGTAGCGGTAGGATAAGATTCTTGGGTGTCTGCCATGTTGATGTCCTTTCGTGGCTATCAAAATAGACTGGGTGACCTCGATGGTGCAGGTCACCCTGTCAAATTTCAATTAGCTGATGGCGCTGGCCGCGTCGATCTGGCGCATACGGATCGTGGTGTCCGGGCCGAGAGACGTGGTGAAGTGCACACGATACGAAGTCCATCCGGGGATGAGACCTTCGGGGTCAGCAACGCTGGGTTCAACGTTCTGCTTGATGTTGCACTTAATGTTCTGCCATTCACCATCGCCGAACCCGGTGTCGCCCTGTGCTCCAAGGTTGATGGAATAAATCCCATCGCGCCCAAAGATGTAGGTGCGGAGAGCCGTCAGGCCGCTAACGGTCTGATAGTTCGGAGTCGTGGTGATCTGGTTGGTCTGGAAGAAATGCACGCCAGAGGCGGGCAGTTCAATGACCTCAGTCAAATCGACCGAAATCAACTCTTCCATCTTCGCCATACCCACTGGGGTATGCTTCAACATATCGAGAGGAGAGTCGTTGCTGTTGTCAGCCAGCACATCGCCGAGGGCGAACGGGTGGATGACGCCACAGAATGCCTTGGACGCTTCGTCGAAGGGCCGAACCGAACGACCTGCCAGAGACTGGACAGAGTTGCGGATTTGGCTCAAAGACAGAGCGGTGAAGCTGGAGGTGCTAGAAGCACCCAGTTCAACAAGCACGCTGGAGTCGATGGCGGAAGCACCGTCTGCGGTCGCACGCACCAGAGCACTCAAAGACTCGCCCAAGCGGTACGACAGTTCCTTCGCGACGTTCTCGACGGTGTTGTCGATGGCGGTGGCCAGAGACAGAGAAGAGAAGTTCGCGTAATCTACTTTTGTTTAGGAGTTCTGTGTCACCACAGACTCGCTCTGCAAGTCGCCTTGCAGGTCGGACTCTATCTTCAAGTTCTCACTGAAAGTCTTCGGATAAGGATTGACTTTGCAATAAGGCAACTTGCCTGACATATTAGTCTCTACGGATTTCCCAGAATTGAGAGCCATACAAGCCGCGTGAAGTTCGGCCCGACGCTGCGGATTTTCTTGTCCGCGCATTCGAGTCCATTCAAGGGCTATCAATGCCTGCTCTCGTTTTATGATGTGATAAGGCAGGGTGCCAAGAAGCATTGTTTCAATCTTCTCGTATCCACCTGTGATGAACCATTCAAAGCACTGTTCAACGCCAAGTTTACCCTTCTGCTTTGGTCGGAACTCGCCACCGAAGTAGCGCACCAGCCAACGCATCAATTTCATTGATGTGTTCGCCACTGAAACTTTCAGGTCGTATCCAAAGTAGTCGTTGCCCGTTCGGGTTTTCAGGAGCGTCCGCGAAATGCAGATACAGCCTTCGGCGTCAATCGCCATAGCCAAACGTGCCCATTTAGTCTTATCATTCGTCATAATCTTAGGTCTTTCCTCGGTATTTTCTGTTGGTAGTCTAACAGATGTTCACCGATATAGTCAAGTTTTGATTACCGAGAACGCCAATTACGCTGCGGCTGCGAAAGCCTTGCGATTTTGGATAGCGTACTCGCCGATGACAGCCGTGGTGTTCAGCACGCTGACCGGGATGGAAGTCCCAACGGTTCCTTCGACGGTGGTCGAGGTGTTGGCTGCCAACGGAACGTACATGAACATTTCGTACTGGTTACCTGACTTCATAGGCAGGTCCAGACGTTCAGAACAAGCGACAAAAGGCGTCTGCGCCTTCAAGTTCTCGCGGAATTTCTTATCGTAGTATTTCACAGTCGATTGCGGGAGGTTCGACTGGTTGTTAATTGCTGGACTATCAAGTTTGTTTGGGTTAAGAAAAAGTGGTATACTTTTTCTAAATGCCGTCGAACGACGACATCACCTACTTCACAGTAGGGACACTCTCATCATTCCTGATGAGTTCGGGCTCTATCTTCTCGCCTACGGGCGAGTCAAGCATATTAGTCTCTACGGTTATTCCACGAACATTCAGCTTGCCAATCTGTGCACAAAGCGCTTCGCGTTTCTCTGGACATCTCTGCCCTTCGAGGCGAAGAAACTCTAATGCGAGTTTCGCCTGTGCTTTTTTCAGTTGTAAGTAGGGTAATACGGCAAGCAACAAATCTTGCAAATTGTCGTGTCCGAACAACTGCCAATTGTAAGACTTCTTCCAATTGGGCTTGTTTACGGGAGGCTTGCTTGGATACCACGTTCCTCCGAAATGCTGCATCAACCACTTGATGAGACGAAAATCGGTATTACGTGCTCCGAGACTGCAAATGTAGTTTATGCAGTCTGAACCATCAGCCTTTCGACCTTTTACAACGTTGCGCTGTATACGAATGTGACCTTCGCCATCAATGATGCCAGCGAGGTATCCATACTTTGCTTTGTCCGACATAAGCCTCCTTTCTAAGGATATTACATTTGGGCGTAGATGTCAATGTAGAATCTTACCTCGGGATTGTCCGTTCTGGATGTTCCCCGATTTAGCTCGATTTATTTGGTTGACTGAACAAATAAATATCCAGTCATATATTCAACCTTTCTTGTTGTTCACCTCTCCTCCCAGAGAAGATACAACGGGAGTTCTTAGTAACCGTGACCACGACGTTTGGTCGCCAAACGTTGCTGCTTCTCAGCTTCGGCGTTATCCCACGCGGCTCGTAATGCTTTGCCTTTGGGGGATTGGTCGTTAATGAAATGCTTCAACGTTTTGTCGTCACAATGGTCGATTGCGTCAAGATTTGTGAACTCTTGATACTGGCTTGTCGGCTTACCCTTTGCGTCTTTCAAGTGAACCCTGATTGTTAACCAAGGTGCTTGCAGTGCAGGGTTGTCGATATCGGATGTCGAATCGGCATTCGATAGCCCAGTTGGTACTTGGGCAGCAGGCTGTGCTGGCGGTGGCGTTACCTCGCTAATCCGAGCGGGTTCTACCACGGGCACCGTCGCAACGGGTGCCGTCTTTTCCTCACGCACTATAGGAGGTGCTGAAACCAATACGGGCTCAATCACCTGATTCTCAGAAGCGCCATCGAGGCTACCGTTCTCACGGAGCACGTCGTACGCTCTTTGATAATTCTTTGCATTCGTTGGGTCTAGGCCGCGACGTTTCATAAAGCCCACCAACTTGGCGGCATTGTCTTGAGTCGGGACATAATCACGATTGCGATTCGTAAAACTCTGAAGGGCCAGTAACACACGGCTCTCAAAATTGCTTGTCAGCAATTCGTTCTGGACGCGACGATTGTCATCCTGATCCAAAATGTACTGAGACTTTGCGGCGATGGCGGGGTCTTGTAGTCCCGCTTCAGCGGCTGCGCGTTCTTCGGCAGTCAAAACGGGGCGAAGGACTAATGGCTGGGCTGCTGTCGTCTCTTCCGGTAATTCGGTCCCTTCCAACAACTGCTTTTCGCGAATCTCTTGCACCATGACCCGAAGATTTATGTTCGACTGCGTTAACTTCTCAATTAGCTCAGCATCGGTCTTGTGCTTGAATACTTGCCGTCCTCCGATTTTTCTACCTTTTTTGTCCACGATGTCGTACTCGTGGCGTCTCTCTGGCAACTCTACAGGAGCAATCACGGGTGCGGGCGGTACTACGGTGGCCGGATCAACAGGGACTGCCACGGGCACTACTGCGGCTGGCGCGGCTGGCGCGGCTGGCGGGGTATTGGCGTTAGGATCGTCGTCGAATGATGGATCGAAACCCCGCGTCTGAGGTGCTACTACAGTTGCTACTTCCTTGCGGTCGCGGGGCCCGCGCTTTCCGATTTGGGGCGGGGCAGCAACGGCTTCCTTGGGAGCGGCCTGACTGTACTCACCGTCAATATACAACCGAAATTCCGGGTCGTTGTTGAATTTTTCTAGATACTGTTCGCTGTTCATTGCGTCAACGACAGCTTTAGTGTACTTGCTCATCTTTTCTCCTCCCAGAGGTTACCGCTCGTCATCGTCTTCTTCAGAGATGTACGTTACGTCACCCAACAAATTGGGCAAATCTTCGAACGCCTGCTCAACCGCATCCATTGATAGGCCGGGAGCAGAATCTTGTGGGTTTTCAGGAGTGCCTTGACGGTTTCGCGCCTCCTGTAAAATTGCAACTTCCTGCGTTATGCGGTGAATGATAATCGTAACCACACTACCTGCCGCCCTAGAAAGAGCGTGCTTTGCAAGTACGTCTTTAGGATTCGCGTGATCGGCGTTATCTAAATCCACTCGAAACTGTTCAACAATAATGCGGAACAGCTTCATTACAACTTGCCAACCCTTGCTTTGAAACATCATTGCGAGGTCTGACCGCTCAGTCGGCGTTAGCTCCAAATCGGGGTCAACCATTTCTCCTCCCGAAATAAATGGCCGTAAAGAACATGCCGTAGTGCACAAAAGCAAAGTATTTGAAACGGGCAGTCCAAGGGTCGGCTTTTTCCCAAGTGGAACGTATTCCGAACGCCCATCCCCAAATTGTTTTGGACTTTCTATGAAAAATTACGTCCATTGCTCTCCTCCCAGAGATACAATGGGGCAGACCTTCAATCCCTTTTGTATGCGCTGCCTAAACATCGCATACGGAGATTGAAGGAGGACTCGCAGTAGCGCGAAGCCCTGCCCCTCCTATCTACACAACCGTACCAGTTTCAGCGGAGCCTTCCAAGCCACCTGCACTTGGTTCGCCCGATACCGCTTCGCTCATGGCCGAGTTGCGGAAAGACTCACGAACTATGTCTCGCTGTACGCGGTTCTGGTTCGCCTGATCTTCCAATTGTTGCTTCTGCTGGAACTTCTGCGTGTTCAACGACTGTTGCGCTTGCAGTTTGCTGTTTGCTTGTGCTTGCGCGGACTTCGCCTGTTGAGCCTGCTTCATTTCCGGCGTCAGTTTCTTAATGATGTCGTTGCGGTTCTTCCACTCCGACGCCTCCATCCACATTGAGAGAATCGGTTTGAAGTCGATGTACTCTCCATTGATTTCCGCGAGGTTTTGCTGAATCTGCGGATTCTCAAAAATCTGTGTGATAAGTGTCAGGGACTGAGCCATGATGCGCTTGGCTGAGAGGCTTGCTCCCGCCAACACTTCAAACTCCATCTTGGCTTCGTGATACCGAGAAAGGTTAAGCATGTACGCTTTACCCAACTCTTCTCCGCAAATGAAGTGAATTTCGCCATCGGATAGGTATTGTTCAACCAAGTCGTCCAATATGTACAAGAACGGCGTAAACACCTGTTCGATAAAATTATCAAGAGGACCGTCTAGCCTTGAGGCGCTTGCTGCACCTAATTGTGAGGCTCCAGTTGCTGAACGACCCATACCACTGCGGGGTCCAGCACTACTGCCTTGCACCAATTGAGCATCTGCTCCAGAACTCGACTCCGTTGCCGACTCAGATTCTTTAAGTGCTGACCAAACTTCGGCTGGTACCTTCGGCTGTTCGAGGATGCCGTACGCGTCTCCTACTGGCCGACCTTCCTTAACATCAACAGTAAGAATTCGACCAATGCCTGTGCGAATCATCTGTGTTGGTGTATTCGAGTCGCGGCGGCGCAGATAAATCGGGTTGACGCCGAACGACAAAATTTTCAGAATAGAGTTGATTGTTCCTTGATCCACACGCTGGTTCTGTCCAACGATAAGACCAAGACCCATTCCA